CATCATCTTTAACTTTGATTTTGTAGTTATCCATGAGAGGGCTCCTTGTCCAAATCAACTTCTTTCGAGCGTTCAGCAAGCATTGCGTCTGCTAAGTGATATGCATTTCTAGCCACATCTTCATCAATTAGATAGAAGCCCATGTTTGCAGCAAAGCCTTGCATAGCAGCAATTGCAAACTGATCACGTAAAGTTAATGTTTCCATCACTTCACCCCCTCAACCTGCACACGCACATACATGTTCTGCTTTGCTTTGAGTTCATTGGCGTATTGCTCGTCGGCACAGCCTTTTAAAAAAGCAAATGCAATGAAGGTGATAACCCAGAAAGCTACGAATGCTTTCGAGCCATCCCTAAAGGCTTGGCTAAACTTGTACTTTTCAATTCTTTGATTCATACTTATCTCACTCATTGAGTAAAAGCACATCGGACCTGGGGAGGGCGGTGTGCTTTTTTTTACTTAATGATTAAAGCATACTTTAATAAATAGCATGTGTAAAGCACACTTTAATATTATTTTTAAACTTTGCTTTAATTTGTGCTTTAATAGACAAAAGAAAACCCACACGGGGTGGGCGAGGTCTATATGAAAAAATATACAGCGATGGGTATTTTATTTAACGCATTGTCTTTTGCTTTACTTTTTAGCTCCATCAATTTGAATCTTTGGATCGGTACTGTTTTTCTCTATATTTGTGGGTTGTTGATTGGTATGAATTTTGGGGAGGCGATCAGTAATAAAAAACAAAAAAGTAATAATCCCTGTCAGCCAAAGTAGTCTTGCCCTATATTCTGGATTAAAAAAAAGATCAACAACCCAGTGAGCAAATTTAGAAGTCCAGTGCCTATTTAAGCCAATACCAAATGAATCAGGGTCACTCCACGTTTCCCATTCTCCATTCCACCAAGATTTTATTGCCCTAATTATTCTTTCCATAAAACACCTAAGCCGCATATAGCGGCTTTTATTATTTAAATCCTTCTATATAAACCAACAACCTTGCCCACTAAGCGACAATCTTCTGTCAGCTTGATTATTTGCTCATCCCACTTTGGATTTAATGGTTTTAGGTACTTAGTTGTACCTTCAATAATAAGTTGCTTAAAGGTAGCCTCATTGTCTCCAGTGCAGGAAACAATAACCAAATCCCCAGTCTTTAAATCACTAACTTGAAAATCAGGATTTACATAAATACGATCTTCTGGCTCAAACTTTGGCAACATTGAGATGCCCGTCACTATCAGCCCATAGCCATTCCTTCCACACTCCTTGATAGGCGGCAGATACTCATCAACCTCCGCATCCCTTAAAACGGTTTCAATCGGCTCAAACGACCCAGCAGCTACCCACGAGATAACAGGAACAGGGCGGCCCTCGATATTTATTTTCTGTGTTAAATCGATGTTGTTATCAAACTTCTGATCACTTGATGCGTCTAGCATTCCGTACTTAGGATCGCCAGCTAACCAGTGAGGATTCACACCTAGAAACTGGGCAGCTTTAGCATTTTTAAAGCTATCAAGAGATTTTGTTTTGCCATTAATCCATTGACCGACAGCCGCTACAGATGCCTCGCAATACTTGGCCATGGCAGCCCTGTCTAGCTTCTTAAGTTTATTTTTAGACAGGAAGTGAGAAATAGCCTGATTAATCCGATCCTCAAGAGTGCTCATATTAAAATTCACTTTAAATTTAAAGCCAGCTTACAACAATATTAATAAAGCTTGCTTGCAAAAATGTATTAAAGTACACTTTAATAATAAAGCATACTTTCGAGATTAGGTATGAGAGTACTTATCAAAACCAGCGACGCTCTTGATCATTTTAAAAATGCATCGCGCCTAGCTGAAGAAATTGGAATTACCCCTCAGGCGATTAATCAATGGGGTGAATACGTTCCCGACCCTTCTGTTGGAAAAATCATGGCTGTTATACCTGGAATTCCCTACAGGATTGTTCGAGAAACTCCCGAGCAATCGCTTTTAACCGCTTAAACCAATTATTAAGCATTTGAATTTAAACAACCACGTTCAAAGGAACCTTAAATGAACATAACGGATGCAGCGTACAACACAGTTCATGATTACCCGGGTGGCGCTTCAGCTCTAGCCGCACGTATGGGAATCAAAAGCCCGGCTGTGCTTAACAGCAAAGTAAATCCAAATACTGAAACTCACCACTTAACACTGGTCGAGGCCTCAAAGCTTATGGCTTTAACTGGTGATTTCCGCATTTTGCATGCTCTATCTGCTGAACATGAAAAAGTTGCAATTGATCTACCTGAAATTCCTGAATGCCGAGACATGTCACTGACTGACAAAGTGCTGTGCATTGGTATGAAGGGCGGTGATGTGATGAGCCTGTTCCGCGAGATCATGGCGGATGGCCGTATCACGAAAGGTGAAGTGCAAGACATGTCAAAGGTGATTCACCAGATGCATGTTGCTTTGGCTGAGCTGGATAAACAAATCCAAGCTTGTATTGATAACCCAGAAACAGAAAAAGCCTGAGTTACGACCTCAGGCTTTTCCGGTTGTTCACTAACTGACAGGAAAGTAAACATGAATATGATGACACAATTTAATCATAATCAAAACACTATGTCCAACATTGAATTGTTGGAAGTTATTAATCAGGCGCGAAAGGAATTCAATGAAAAGCCTGTTCGTCTAAATGATTTTAATAATCGTATTGCTGATGAGCTTGAAGGGGAGTACTACGAAACTTTCGTAGTAAGAAATCCTAATGGCACAACATCTCAAGGTTTCAATTTAAATATTGATCAATGCACCTTGATTGGCATGCGTGAATCAAAATCAGTTCGAAAAAATGTATTGGCAATTTTAAAAGAAAAGCAAAAACCTTAC